GTTCCATCCATGATCCGAGAGCATACCCTTTTGCATTTCAAAGCCGTCGAGTTCCAAATGCCCGATACAGACTGGTGCTTTTGATTGTTCAATTGCTTCATAACATTCCTTCTCATATTCTTTCGTGATCCACGGAAGCAAGAAAAACTCGCAGCCATCAATCTCTAGTGTTGTTGGCTTAGAGTAGGTCTTGATGTTATCATATCGACCAGCTACAAACTCATCAAGAGCATTCACACGATATGTATCCTTGAAATACTCATCATGATTGCCTGCAATGATATGCATCTCACATAGTTCGCTGATCGGCTCAAGGAAGTCTGTTCTTAGCCTGGAATGAGTAAGAACGTTAATATACTTCCGACGGTCAACGAGATCGCCAGCATGAATGATATGCTTAATTCCATTTTCTTTAATATGCGGGATAAGAAACTCATCTACGCTCCTCTTGAAGTAATCAAGGAAAACTGGGGAGTCATTTCTAACTCCCCAGTGAGTATCGGTAATAATAAGAACTTTTGTCACGCCCTCTTTTTCCTAGTATTGGATATGTAGAGTTCATTATCGTACTTTTTGATTGATTTGTCAATAGCTTCTTTTATGGCTTCTAAACGCATACGATAGTTTCCACGAATATGTATGTTCTCATTCTTGTTAAGAAGACTATTGATTAGGTGTTCAATTTGAAACGGCACTTCGTTGTTCATCGTTTTCTTCCTCGTAAAATTGAATAAGGCCTTCTTTGGCTATCTTCCGTTTTTCTTTCTTCGCTTTTTCTTTCTTCTCAAACTTGTCCATGAACTCGTTGATATTATCATAGATTTGATTTGGTATCATATGATTATCATCACTGTCTGTCAATAGATTAGATACACCTAAGTTGACTATTGTTTCCTGAAAGTTCTTATAGATCGTATATCTGTTCTTTTCTTCCTTATTAATTCTGCGAAGGAAAGCATAGTAGATAACTTGAGTAAAGTATGCAAATGGATTCTTACCTATATCTGGATTGTAATCGTTAAAGTACAGAATGCAGTTTTCAATTCCATCCGATATCATCTCATCTCTAAATGAGTAGCTAATGAAACACGGCTTGGTAGACAACTTCTCTGCTATTTTCCAGATGCACTCGCCTATGTAGTCTGGCAGTCTAGGATCTTCCAGTCCCTTTTCTCTTGCTTCTTTTACTCTCTCTTTATGCTTAAGGATCTCATTATAAAACTTGGCATTATCTACGTAGTGAACTCTCGCAGTTTTTTTCATTTCTATCATTTTTCCCTTGACTAATGCTTGACATCGTGGTATAAAGGCTATGCCAGCGATGATATGAATAACTTTAATTATACCTCTGTAAGTTCAATCATCTTCTTGATCTGCTTATCCAACACATCTTTTCTGTTAGGCCATTTGATCATTGGCTTATCAGGATCTTTAGCTAGATGCTGTAGCAACGGCAAGTAAGTCTTTCTTATATCACGCAATCTCTTCTTTAACACTTCAACTTCATCTGTTACTCCTGAAGAAGATACAATCTCTTCCTCGTCATGAAAAGAAAATCCAAAATCATTTGTTTCGTCTACTTCTGTAACGATATCTTTGCTTGTAGCCATCAGTGTAATGTTCCTTTATCTTTCTTGGATAGATCGTTTAGATACTTTTCAACTTCTTCAAGTTTTTCTATCATCTCATCATCATCGTCAGACATTGCAGCTTCTCTGTAAAGGTCAGCTTCTTCCGATTGTTCGTAGTTCGCTGATCTTTTTTGTTCTGCTCTTAACTCTAAGAAGTATTCCACAGTTTTATAGTAATACTCCAAAAGAGAATCTGATGGCTCTGTGGTCGTTAAAATGTTGTGTTCTTTGATTTCAAAATCTTGGTTGTCTGATATACGAGAGAACATCCATTGCATAAGAGATATGGATAGATGCGATCCTTTCTTTATTGGCAGATAAACTATCTTGAGTGGATTACTTATGAGATATCTGGAATTGCCTGCCTCATTTAAATGTATTGTATCCGAGATAACATCTTCTCCTGTTATCATTCTTAAGACCATTGGCTTGTAATCGTCCATGATGTTATCCTTTTAATTCGATCTTGTAAACTTTGAACGCAAACTTTTCTTCGGTATAGATTTTAATGCGTTCGGCAAAATGCTTTAGTGTGTAGTTCTCATGCTTCTTGTATCTCATATCATCGGCAATATCAAACAACTGTGCCGATTCTTTTGTATCACTCTTACGCAATCCACGACCAATGGATTGCAAGTTTCTTATCCGAGACTTAGACGGACTAGCAAATATAATGTTATGAAGATTTCTAATGTTGATTCCAGTGCTAAAAGTACCAAAACTAGCCACAATAATAGCGTTTGTTTCGGATTCAACGATTTTACGAATTTCTTCACGTATGTCCACATCTGTATCACCACTTACGAAAAATACTTTTCTATCTGATCCAACTTTCTCACTAATAAGTTTCTGTAGTATTCGTCCGTGTTTGTCAACGTATTGGTATAAGACGAGGGTATTGCCGTCGAGCGATATAGCGAGGTTGGATATAAATTTGTTTCGTCCCTCATTAAGGACCAAGTATTCAATTTCCTGTTGATATGTAAAGTTTTTTGCAGCCTGACAGATTGATTCGCTGTGTCTAAGTAGTAAACACTTGATTTGGAACTCAGCCAAGTGTTTTGCATCCATGAGTTCTTTGGTTGTAATGACCTTGCGTACTGAACCAAATAATCCCTCAAGTACGAGTTTGTGTGTTTTAGTGCCGTCGAGAGTACCTGTTGTGCCAATTCTGTATTTTGCATTTGTTAGACCTGTCATAATATCGATAAGAGATTTGGCCTTGAACTGGTGGGCTTCATCACCAATAACGAAATCAAATTGCGCGAACCATTGTTTTGGCATCTTGTATATAGACTGCCAAGTGGAGATGGTCAGAAATTTGTCTGTATCTTTTTCCTGACCCTGATAGATTTTATGTATGTTCGTGTTAACATCCCATCCATTCGTTTCGCTGTAGTCTTTAAAATCGCTTGTCAACTGTTCTACCAGAGAAACAGTCGGCACAATGATCAACCCCTTTTTCAGTCCTCTATATGAAAGAAAACGAGCCAAAAGATAAATAATAAGAGACTTACCACTTGCAGTGGGGCTGAGTAATAAACTACGGCGTGTACGTATGGCATGAACGAATGCATCCAACTGATAATCTCTTGGAGCATGTTTCGGCCTTAGTTTTTCTACAAACTCGTTAGCTTCTGCTAAAGAAAACTCTTCATCATAGGCTTCGTTCTCATAGTCCCAATCATAGTTACGTTCTTCACAAAACTTAGCCACATAAGGAACTAAACCGCGATAAAGCTGTTTAGACCTCACATCAAACAGTCTTATCTTTCCGTCCCACAGTCTAGCTTTGTATTGTGGCGTAAACTGATAACCTGGAACTTGAAATGTAAATGCTTCACGAAGCTCATATGCTATTCCATCTTCACAGATAATACGCACGAAAGCTTCGTTTTCATTCACTATAATAATCTTATTGTCCACCTATAAACTTTTCCCAATCCATGTATGATTTCAATTGCCAAGTTCTATTGTTCAATTCTTTTAGAACTTGTTTGCAAAATTCAACAATCTCTTCATGCATAACTTTTTTCAGCAGTATGTTATTTAGTTCAGTGTCAGAATCAAGATAGTGTTGAAGGTCTGCGCGAAGTACCTTCTTTACCATTGGTTCTAGGCCATACTTTTGAAGGTCTTCTGGATTGTTAAGATCACCAGAATAGTATTCCCACTTGATCTTACGGCGTGAGTTATACTCTGCTAAAAGTTTCTTGACTGTGAGATTGTGATGCGTCATAATACGCAAATACTTCGCATGAAGCTTCGGTATATTGGCCATCGCTTTTTGAGGTTCAGTCTCATCATATGCAGCGTCCTTGATCCATTCTTCAGTCAAGGCGTCAATATTCACTGGCGGTTTCATTACAACTCCATAAAAAATGATTGTAAGTATAGACGACTTTTATAGTCTTGTCAACTACAATCTTTCTATGTCGTAGTAATCATATCTAAAGGTCACTGATGCTGTGATGTTTTCTAATTCAGAATCGTTTGTGCTAAACTGCAATCCTGTTAGTGAAGTAGGATGACAATTTCTAAATTTCAATCTCATGTTTGATAAGTTTGAATTTGTGTTTACCGTAAGAATTGAATCGTAATACTTGTCTTTGAATTGCTGCTTAGATAGATTTTCAGCATACTCTTCAAATCTTCTAGGAAAAGTCAAAGACATAAGCCAGTTATGAGTTTCTTCCCATACTCTTAAATCTTCGTCTACGAGAATGTTGACCACAAGAGGTTCATATATGATCTTATCGCCATGCCTGTACGTTTCAGAAAAAGGAGTAGGTATCATTACTTCATTTGTAGATATGCCTGGAATGTTTACATTAGTCACGAAGTAATTTAGAAAAGGCAAATTAGGAAAACTAAATGTGTACTTGGTTGACTGCAACAAACTTGTATTTTGAGGCATTCTTGTCAGATCAGATTCTCTTGTCATAAGTTATAGTCTCCTTTCGTGTATTTATAAAAAAGAAAAGGGCAGCATTGCTGCTGCCCAAATCTCGTCTTGCCCCGACAATATTACGATTAGGTAAGATTGCGAACGCGGAAGATACGATAGTACTGGTTAGTACGATCACCGATTGTACCAGCGTCAGTTGCAGAAAGACCGCGAGCAAATGGGTTGGCTACCATGCCGTAACGTGTCTTGAAGCCGATCTTTGGCTGGAATGTGTCCTGACCGATAGCGCGAACCATCTGTAGAGGAACGTATGGGCAATAGAATAGACCAGCGTCATAAGGTGAAGTACCCTTATAACCGACTGTGCAGAGTTCGTCGCCGTTGTCTGAACCGCCGAAGTATGGATCGATATAAACCTTAACGCGGCCGTGCATTGTACCAGCGAATGTATTGCCTGTATCGTCAACTGTTAGGTTAACGTTAAGAGCAGGTGTGTAGTCAAGAACACCAGCCATTGCAAGAGCAGAAGCAACATCGGAAGATACGATGAGCATGTTGCCCTTACCACGACGAGTAGCCTTGGCAATTGCGTTGCATTCACGTTCGATCTGGAATACTAGACCCTTGAACTTTTCAACTGACCAACGGCCGTTTGAGTCTGTGTCAAGGTCGAATGTGCCAGCTGTTGTTGTACCGTAAGCAGCGCCCTTAACAGCAGATGTGTAAACAGTTCTTACAACTTCGCGGTTGATTTCAGCGAGAATTTCTGTTGAAAGAATGTTTGCAAGTTCTGTTTCAGCATCTAGACCGTGAACAGCCTTAAGATCCTGAGCGAGTTCCATTGTGTACTCAGCCTTTAGAGCGCGTGAGCGGGCTGTTACTGTTACCTTCTCAATTGAGAAAGCCATTTCAGCAAAAGCGTTTGTTGTGTTGTCGCC